AGCGGTGGGGGTGGACCTGCCCGCTGTCTTGGCCATCTGAGTCTCCTGGTCTACGTGAAGCGGCCAACCGCCAGCACGGTGGAGCCCGCACCGGTCGTGACCTTCCAGCCTGGTGTGACTGGGTTCTTTGCGAGGGCACCGACGTCCACGACGTAGACGCCCACGCCGCCGCCGGGGCTGTTCGGCAGGACCGGAATGGCCGCGCCATCGCCGTCCTTGATGTCAACCGCCGCAGTGAGCGCAGTGGTAACCGTGATGATGAGCCGCTCGAGCACGTCGCCCAGTCGGCCCGTGGGACCGAGCACCTGGTCGACCTGGCCCGCGGCCACCGTTTCGTAGTCGGTGTGTTTCGGCATTTCGTTGTGCTCCCTGAAAACGGGGCCGGCGAGGATGCGCGAGGCCTCCCCGCAGCTCGCCGGCCCGTGGGTGAAACGCCTAGGCGATTGCGCCGAGGTTCTGCGCCACGACGTTCCAGGTGGTCGCGCTGACCGCCTGGACGGTCAGTGAGCAGCCCTGGAACGCCGCCGCGGTGTAGGTGGTCGACGCACCCGTGGTGCCGTCACGGAGCGTGCCACCGGTGAACGTCACGACGTGCGCGAAGTCAGAGCCGGTGAGGATGGTGATCCTTCGGCCGATGTTCTTCGCGCCAGGCGCAGCCACCGTGATGGCGGCCGCCGAACCCTTCGTGAGCAGGTAGACCCCGTCGACGTCGACGGAGAGTGCGCCGTCGCCAGGGATCGTGGTGATCTCCGGTGAAGGCGCGAAACGCGCGCTGTGCGGGAGATCGACGACCCGCGGAAGCTGATTGACAGGCATCGGTTGATTCCTCCAAGGGGTGAAGGAGCTCGAGCACGCGCTCGAGCTCCTTCAGGCCGCCTTACTGGACGGTGAAGCCCGAGCGGTAGTTCTCGGCCTGGACCGAGAACATGGACTGCGTGGTGAGCCACGCCGTGCCGCTGATGGTGCCACCGGCCGTCGTGGTGCGGATGCCGATGAAGCGCGTGGTGTTCGACGGGCGGCCGGGCGGGATCGCCACGAAGATGGCGAAGCCGGCGACAGCCTGCGCCAGCGGGATGGTCACCGAGGCCTCAACGACGATGCCCGCGGTGAGCGCGCCGTCGGTCGCCGAGATGACCTCGAGGGTGGTGGCGGCCACGGTGGCCGAGGTGGTGACGACGAAGCCGAAGCCGACGGGCTCGCCCGTGCCGATCTTCCGGCGGGGCGTGACCAGGCTCAGGTCGATGGAGTCCGTCGACACCGCGCCGGCACCGAAAGCCTGCGCGTTGCTGACGCGCGTGAGTGCGTCCAAGAACATGATGATGTCTCCTCGTGAATGGGTGAAGTGTGACCAGGCCGAGGCCTAGACGACCGCCGCTTCCGTCTCGAGGAGCTGGTCGATCTTGTTGACGGGGATGCCGCGGAAGCCGGTGCGTTCCTGGCCGTCGACCGTCGTGGGCGCGAAGCCACCACCAGCGCTGATGGTGTCGTCGCGGCCCTGGATGTCGAGCATCTCGTAGCAGGTCCGGTTCATGTAGAACGCGGCGCGGCCCATCTTCAGCGAGGGCACACGGTGCAGCGCCCGAATCATCAGCTCGGTCAGGTCAGCGGCCGAGGTCTTGTTGACCAGGTTGCTGATGTCGACGTTGGCGATGCGGACGATGTAGCGCCAGTCCTTCAGGGCGAGGCCGGCCTTCCACTGCCACCGCTCCTGAAACGCGCGCATGCGCGAACCAGCGATGCCGTTGGTGAGCTCCACGGTGACTTCACCGTAGTCGTCGTGCTGCAGGCCGGCCTTGCTGCCCTTCGGGAAGATGCCGCTGCAGGTGTTCTCGCCCCACACGATGAGCCACACCGAGCTGTTGTCCGAGCCCACGCCGCCCGCGTTCAGCACGTTCTGCGCGTTGGTGGCGGTGAGGCTCGAGTAGCGCGGCGACAGGCCGAGGAACTCCTCGGGCGCGAGGCCGCTGTTACCGTAGAACAGCGTCTGGGCCATCTCCTGGTTCATCGCCTCGAGGAAGGCCTTCGCCTCGCTCAGACGGAAGCTGGAGATGTTGCCGTTCAGCTTGGCCAGGTCGACGTCAACCTCGGACCAGGCCTCGAGCATGCCGCACTGCTCGTCGATCTGCGCCGTGGTGCTCTTCGAGGGCGTGATGCCCTGGTTGAGCAGACGCCACGCGACCGCGGGCAGGCCGGTGCGAACGGTCGTGCGATGACCGGTCGGCAGGTTGCCTTCCATCCACCGCATGTCGGTGAGGATGTCGTTCGTCTGGCCGAGCAGCTCGACGATCTCGGGCACCTTGCCATCGGGGTCGAGGCGCTTCGCCCAGTCGAGCAGCGTCAGCGCGCCGGTGTTCAGGACAGCCATGTCAGTCTCCTACTTCTGCGCCGTCCCACCGTAGAGGATCTCTTCGGTCAACCGCTTACCGGTCGACGCGGAGCCCCCCGCGGCGGTGTCTTCCGACATGAGACGGCCGAGGTCAGCCAGGAAGGCAACGACCTCGATGTGATTGCCGTAACCGGACTTCGTGAGGAGCTTATTGAAGGCCTCCGCACGCGCGTGCCCGGCAGGCCGCACCCGGTCGATGACGCGCTTTGCGAGCTGCTGGGTTTCCACCAGCTTCGCGCCACCGTAGACGGGGTCAGCCTTGGTCTGTTCGCCGAACGCAACGACGAGGGCCTGGCGGTTCGCCGCTTCGGCTTCAATCATCGCCTGCGCTTCTTCCTGCGTCAGCTCGTTCGCTTTGGCGATCTGAGCATACGCATCGAGGTCCGAGGCTTCGAAGAAGACCTCGCTCCCCTGCGGCACCACGAACTCATACTTCTCGGGAACCTTGGGCTGCGCCGGTGGCGCGCCCTCCTTGTTCGCGGGTTCTGTGGTCGTGGCCGGTGTGGTAGCTGCAGCGGCGTCGGCCTTCGCCGGCTCCGTTGTCGTCGTCGCGGCCGCGGCAGGTGCCGTGGTCGTCGTCGTAGCTGCAGCCGTGGTCGTGGTCCCGTCGGCTGTGGTTGAAGCCTGCGCCGCGGGTGTGGTCGGGTCTGCCATTTGTCAGCTCTCCTGGTCAACGCGCGACTGGTGCGTCGCGGCGTTCTCTCGCTCGGCCTTCTGCGCGCGAGCTCGAGCTTCACGGCACATCAGGTCGTAGTCGCCCTCGCTCGCCTGCAGTAGCAGCGCCTGGAGCTCGTGCCCCGCGTCCTGCCGGCCGGCGTTGTAGTGGATCTTCGCGCTGTTCTCCCAGATGCTGCGGAAGATGCCGAAGCGCTCGAGGAGCGACCACATCACGAAGCGGCCCTCCTGCGTCTTCATCACCACCCGCATGGACTCGAGGCTGATGCGCTCGAGGTCAGCCACCTTGCGGCCGGCGCGGCGCACCTGGTCGGGGTCCGCTGCGTTCTTCACGTAGGCGCGCTGGTCGCTCACTGCTGGCCTCCGAAGCCCTCGACGACGCGGTCGAGCGCTGAGTCAGTGCCCATTTGGGCCTGGCTGCCATCCTTCATCGCCTTGCCGAGCAGCGCGGCCTGCTGCGCCTGCTGCAGCTGGGCGGCCTGTTCCTCGCGGCCCTGCGTGAGCTCCTGTGCCTCTTCGGTCGTTCGCACGACGCGCGGGTCGACGCCGAGCATGTCGACGTAGTTGTCGACGATCTGCATCACGTCGACCTTGTCGCGGATCTCGGGGAAGGCCTCCATCATCGGCACGACCGTCTGCAGGAACCGGTCGGCACTCGCCACGCCCACGAGCTTCTGCGCCTGGCTGAGGATCGACACGTATTCGACCTTCAGGTTGATGCCCTCGATTTCGGGCGGCGGCTCGGGGATGAGGCCGGCGCGGCCCATGATGGCGAACACGCGGTCGACGAGCGGGTCGAGCAGCTCGTCGTTCGTGCGCTCGAGCACCGGGCCCAGCGCGAGCAGCTTCTCTTCGTGGCGCTCTTCCACCTCGCGCGCGGTCGGCGGCGCGCTGCCACGATACGGGTCTTGCGTCGCCAGCATCAGGAACAGGTCTTCGAAGAACGCGCGCTTGATGCGGTATTCGACGCCCTGGATGTCGGCGGTCAGGTGCGAGAGGTCGATGCGGACCTCGTGAATCGGTCGCAGGCCGGCCATGCCCTCGCGCACGTCGACGTAGGTCACGTCGCCAGGCACCAGCGAGGTCTTCTGTGTGCGGAGCGACGTCGGGCCCGTGAGCGGCGGGTCGACCTGCTTGTGAATCGCCTGGCCCTTGCGGCGCTCCATGATCTGCAGCTGCTTGTTGTCACCGAGGGCCGTCATGCCGGGGCAGTCGGTGCCGTAGCTGTCCTCGCCGGTGAGATCCCACCGCGGGGCCATCACCGGGAATTCGTTGAAGCCGCTCTCGCGCAGGAACTTGTTCTCAGTGCCGCCCTTCTCGAAGTGGCAGCTCTTGAACGGCAGATACTTCGCCTCGAGGCGGTCGCGCCGATAGTCCTCGTTCGGCAGGATGAGCCACGTCACCTCGACCGCGGACTCGTAGTCGCCGTTCTCCCACAGGCGCTTCACGGTGTCGCTGATGTTCGACCAGTCGATGTCGCGGCCGTTCTCCTTCAGGCCGAACTGCTCGACGATCTGCCGCACGCTCAGCTCGTAGTCGCGCGCGAACGTGCTCACGCGGTCGTCCTGGTCCATGCCCAGCGCGTAGCTGCCGATGGGGAAGGCCTTGCAGCGGAACAGCGTGCCCGGCCGCTCCTCGACGAACATCGCGCCGGTGCCGAAGATGCCGAGGTCACCGTAGACGGTGGGCAGCGTGTTGTAGAGATTGCTCACCGCGAAGACGGTCAGCATGCGCTTCGTCGTCGCGTCGAGCCACTCGCGGATGTTCTTCTGTTCGCTGAGCTCGGGGTCGGGCAGCTGCAGCTTCATCCACGGGCGCGCGGGCGACGTGAGGCCTGCGTGCAGGCCCGACTGCAGCGTGCGCGCGGCGTAGCGCCCGGTGCTGTTGATGATGTTCTGGTTGCGCTTGTCGCCGCGGTTGCGGTCGCCGGCCCAGAAGCGCGTGCGGCGAGGCATGAAGTAGTCGCCGAGCTCCTTCCAGTGCGCGTCGAACGTCGAGCGCTGCGTCCACAGCGAGTCGCGGATCTTCTCGTAGCGGTTCCGCTTCGTGATGGGGTTCTGATACTGCAGCGTCGGCACTCTAGCCTCCGATGACCGAGCGGGTGTCGGCCGTCTGGGGTCCGACAGGGACAGGCTTCGGGCCGCGCAGCACACGCCGCGGCAGGCCACCAGGGAGCGACGCGGTGCCAGCTGCGCCTCGAGGGCCAGCTCCTCGAGGGCCACCGAACGACACCGCGCCCGCGCGCCGGCTGCGGAGCACCTGCGTCATCGGGGGCAGTGCGGTGTTCGTGCTCGAGATGGGCACTGCGTTGCCAGGCGCGGGGTCGGGGTTGCTCATCGCCACCGGCGGGCCGACGGGCTGCGTGCCGACACCAGGCCCGCGCGTGCCTCGCTGGTTGCCCGTCACGACCAGGCGGTCGGAGATGCTCGAGGCCATGCGTGGGAGGCCCATGGTCAGCGTCCCAGGAGTGTGGCCGGCGCGTAGCTGCCGCCGGCCTTCGAGGTGGGAGTGCGGCCGCCCGAGAGCGGGTTATTGGCAGCCGCGGCGCGCTTGCGCTGCTTGATGCCGGCTGCAGTGCCCTGGGCGACCGCTGTGGAGCTCGTCTCGGTGACCGAGGGCGGCGGGGCAGGGGCTGGGGCCTTGACCGGCGCTTCGGGCTCAGGAGCCGGCTCAGTGGGTGCGGCGGGGGCCTCGGCGGGGGCGGCCTTCTTCTGGAAGGCCTTCTTGATGAGCTTCGTCGCGCCCCACACGAGCGCGCCCTTGACCAGTGTCCCGGCGATGACTGGAAGACCCATGCGAGAGC